TTGAAGGCACGGACAACACAACAAACGTACCAACATAACCAGCAGGCACTTGACCAACCATTACCACTTGAGCGCCAACTTGAAGCGAGTGAGCTGCGTTTGTAGTTACTGTTGCCGTGCTGGTGTTTGATGCTGTTGTGATCGAGTTTACTGTTTGCCCTGCTGTGTTAGCAGTTGTGTTTTTTGCATAAATAAACTGACCACCACCCAAGTTAGGGTCAACGGCTTGCACTTTTTGCAAGTAAAATGATTGACGACCCAAAGTAGTGCCAACACCGCCACCCAAATTAAAAGGACCTGGTCCGGTGTTATCTACTGTTGATAAATCTACTAAGCCCATTAGGGCGTCTGAAGCTGAATAAGCCATGATTAATTCCTCGATTAAGCTAACCGCAATTAAGCGATTAGCGCACCTTGCAAGAAGGCATTTGACAAAGTCATGTTGCCAGCGAAGCCGACCAACTTAACCATTGCATCCTGATTCACTGCAAAACGATCATCACCTAATGGGCTGAAAAAACGGTCTGCGTGTGGACGGAAGTAGATGTAGTCAGTGTTCAACATGTACATGGTGTTGGATGGAGAACCGCCACCGTAACCACCGTCGAGAACAACGTCCGCATTCATGTATTTCAAGCCGTTAAAGCCTGCTGCGCCTTCGTCAGTTGACGCAATACGTTGAATAGCTTGAAGTGACTCAAGATAGAAGCGGTAAGTGTTGTTGTCAGCTACGATCAAATCAGGCATATCCGCACCGCGTACCAACTGAAGGTATAAACGGTTCATGTACGACTGAATGTTTGCAGCAGATATGGCCGCGCCACCATCGGTTAAGCCTGAGAATTTCTTATTACGCCAGAAAGCCCACTGTGAACGGTCGATACCGCCAACGGTTCCGGTGCTTGGTGTAGAAGAAACTAACAACTGTAAGCCACCAATTTGACGGCCACCGTCAGCAGTACCGTCTGAATAACAATCTAATGCAATGTTATTTGTAAGGGTTTTTTCTGCGTTAGAAATACGGCTTTCAAGTAGGTCGATAATTGCGGCCTCACCTGAATTTTGTATCATTTCTAAGCCAGAAATAGACACCGCTACGGCTGCTTGCGCGTAGTTGTATTCTGCTGCTGTGAATACGTCTGAAGGGCTGATGTTCAACGACTCATAACCTGAGTAGCGTTTGAATGTGCCGTTTTCTGCGTATTCCATTTCTTGAACGATGGTGCGACCACCTGACACAGTTTTAAGCTTGCCTTTTTTCTTGAGGCGGCCTAAAAGTGCATTGTTTTTTGAAACATTGTCTTGCAATTTACCTGTGCGATTACGCAAGGTTGTGGTGACAATTTCTGTCATCACGGTACTAGGATTGATAAGTGACATAAAATAGCCTCATACGTTGGATTATGCGCGGCCTTGAAATGCTCTCAAGTTTTCCGCGAGTTCTTCGCTTAATGTTCTGTCGGAAGTTTTTACGCTTTTTGAACTGCCAACTGGTGAGCCAGTGACAGAGACAGACGCACTTCGCGCCTTGTTTACTTTTTCCCGATTTTGGTTAGCTAATTGCTTTTGCTGAGACTGAAGCATTAACGGACGTATATCAGGTCTAGCCCAACAAGCCATTTCGTATGCTTCCTGCATATCCTGCGCACGGCCTTCTTTCAAGAGCGCTGCCATTTCTGGCTTGACGTCATTGAAATAGATGTTCGCGGGATTAGAGGAGAAGCGATCTATTGTGCTTTGGATTTGAGCTTGTTCCTGTTGCTCGGCAAATTGGTTTTGATTCTGTTGTGCCTGTGTCAACTGCCATACTTGATTCTGGAGTTGCTGAACAGTCGGATCAATAAATTGGCCTTGCTGTTGTTGACCTTGGCCACCGATTAAGGGGCCAAGGTCGATTTGATACTTGTTTACTAGAAATTCTATGGCCTTGGCTTTTTGTTCATTCGAGCCAGTGCGTAAGATGTAGCCTGTTTGGAGCATTCCGCCGATTGCTTCAAGAGCGTTGCCGCCCTCGCTTTTGATCATTGGTAGGTAAGGGCTAATTACGTCCTCAACTTGCTTACCGAAAACGCGCTGCTCATCAAACTTCGTAAAACCTTTGTGAACATCTTCTTCACGGCGCATTACTTCTTGTTGTATTTCTGGCGGCAATTCTGCAAATTTTGCTTTGCTTGCTGGCGTCCAAGATTCGGGCGGTTTTGGTGCTTTCGCTGCTGGTTCGGTAGGCTTTACCTCCTCAACAACTTCGGCTTTTTCTTCTGGCTCCTCTTTAGCGGCCTGCTCGTCTCGTGAACGAGCAAAAGCCTCTTTGAGTGCATCGCCTAAACTTGATTCGCTTTGGCTTGTTTCATCGCTGGATTCTTGTGGAATCTCGATTACTTCTTCGTCAATGTGCATAAATTACCTGTATTTTCTTAAGACCTCGTGGGTCGCTTGTGTCAGCTCTTGCCTGACGTTGTGATCTGCTTCGGCTTTTTGAGCTTTTGGCATCTCGTTACCTACTTCAACAAAGCCATTACGCTTGATGAATTCTTTGTGAGCGCGACGACTCGTGATCATCGGAGCTACACCTGTTTGCTTATCTACCGCCATCGCTTGATAAGGTTGAATATCAGGAGCAATATGATAAGAAGCTTTTTTAATAGCGACTGCGCCAAGCTTTGGATCAGCCAAAACACTCATAGGCTTTTCGCAACAATCGATAATGTCTTGCTTCCAATTCTTAAAAAATGAACCACATTTGCCGCAATAAATATTCATTATTCACCTGCTTTTTCTAATGATTTCGCGCTTCTGTCAGCTTCTTGTTGAGCGCCACTGTGTGCAATGTCTCTGGCTTGTAGTGCGTGATCACTGACTATTTTGTCGTTTGCGATTTTGGCCGCGTTGTATTCTTTAGCTCTTGCCAAATCTGCTTGATTCTGCAGCTTCAGCGTTTCCATGTTTTGCTGGTGCTGCTGCTGGATCTGAGTTAACTGCAAATCGTTTTGGTGTCTGGTTTGCTCAAGAAGTAGTGCACTGTTTGCCTTTTGTGCATCGTTCTGCGCTGTGCCTTGCTGTTTGATTGTTTCGACTTGGACGGAGTTGTCTTGTTTTTCACCTGGTGGGGCTGGTGGTGGCTGTTCACCCATCTCCACAATTTTGTCGATGGCGAGCTGAAATGCTGCTTCAGTTGAGCGCCCCACTTTATACGCGCGAAGGAGGAACATTGTTGATTCAGCAATAACAGGAAGTAATGCAGGCGTGGTCTGCGCCATCTGTGCAGCACCCGCAAGAATCTGCCCCATTGTTTTGACAAATTCGAGCCTAGACTCCTGTTCTTTTTGTGCGTCTTGTAGGATTGTTGAATCAGTCTCAACATTAATCCTGAAGCATCGCGCTGAGTTGTCTTTTAGGAGTTGATCGACTTCCTCCCACGTTGGCTCTTTTAATAATTCTTGCTGGTCTAGTGGCACGGGAGGAGGCGGTACAGGTTGACCGTTTTGATCTAGCTGGCCTTGATACATTTGCTGCTGATGCTGAAACATCATTTTTTCTTGCTGCGTCATTAGCTTGATGCCGCTAATTTGCTTAATAGTGTCTAACTGGAAATGATTTGCGATTACTTGACCTGCAATTTTAAGCATGTCACACGCGAATCTTTGTACATCGCGCTGCATTTCATTTAATCGAACACTTGCATAATTGGATTTAATTTGCTGAGCCGTGGCAGTTTCGTTTGGATCACTTGCACCGCGTATTAAGTCGCTCATACCGCTAATTTCGTACAAATCCGCCTTTACTTTCTCGCGTATATCGTACAAAGCGTGTAAGACATTGGCTATTTCCAACACTGGAAGCATTGAAATGGCGCCCTGCAATCCGCCTTTGTCAGCGAACACAGCCCAGCTATCAACAGGAATAAGCGTATTTTCTGCGCCTGAAGTTAATATCTTTCCAATACCAGGTGCAGATGAATCATAAACACCTGCAACCTTCACAGCCGAAGTGATTAAATTAATTCTTTGGCTTAGTTCGTCCAGCGATAATGCTTGGTCTTGATATAAATAATAATCAGGCACGGGAATAGTTGAATCATTTGCAAGAGTCGCAAACATAGGCTTGGGGCACGGGAAAAACTCTTCTAGCCCTAGCGGGTCATCACGAACGTCTAAAACTTCCGGCATGTCTTTTGATAGCCAGATTGCCTTTTCTGTCTTTTTATCCCATATTTCGTATATGGTGGCTTTCTTTCCTGCGTTTATTTCTGGCTTGTTTTCTTCTTTGTGATCGAGCGGTACAGCGCGGCCAATCTCTTCACCAAAACGCTCGATAAGCTCATCACGATCTAAATAAGCGATACGCCAGACGGCTCTAACCTCTTCCCATGTACGCGCCTTGGTGTGACCAAACTCTTCAAAGTAAACAAAATCATATGCGATTTCTTCGTACTCTATTTCTTGCTCTCTTTCCTGCTCATCCTCTGCGCCTGCTTCGGTTATTTGGAAGCCTTCGTCCTGCACTTCATCGTTGCCTAATACTTCAACATCGCGCATGTGTGGGACGTACCGCACCCAGCCAGTTCCACGACCTACTATGAGCTTGTCCAACACGCCTTGACGCATGATTGAGCCGAAAGTAGAGGTGCTGATGCTGTACGATAGACAACGCTCTAAAATCTCACTTGCTGCGCGTCCTGCATCGTCTTTATCTTTGAATCTGCGCTCAACT